TGCATCGGGGTCGCCGGATCCAAGACCCCATTCGGCATCAGCCGGGATACCCGTGGTGCAGAATCGATAGACGAAGTATTCCTTCTTCACGCTGTAGGCACTCCCGGTGCTGGAACTGAACCCGGTGCAATCCCACGGATCGACCACGTTGTCGTTTGAGATAAGCCCGTCTTGACCGAACACCCATTTCGAACCGTCCCACTCAGCTAGGAACTCGGTGCCTAGTGCGCGGTATTGCTTCCGTCCATTCACTTCCACTCCGGTCGGAATGTAGTTGTGGGTGAAGTCATCGTTCTTCTTGAGCAGGAATCCCGGCTCAAAGTTCGTGAGGCTGGCGCGGACCTGGACTTCGACGTAGCCCTCGGGAACTCGAATTTGAAAAACGGGAGAGCCATTCTTGGTGGTGACGCTCGGTTGGTCGATGTCATCCTGCGAAGTCAGCACCTTCGAGTTGCTGTTCAGATTGCCCAAGCGCGTGCCTGTCTCCACAGGCGGAAACGCGGCGACCGTCGCGATAGCGGCAATGGCGACCAAGGACAGGAGTATGGCGGATGGCTTCATCATATGACGTGCTTCGATTTGAGGGTTGAAATGAGTGTGGCGAGTGCGTCTATCGTTTCGTCAACGGTCGCGGTGTTGGCATCGAACGACTTCTGCTCGTTGCGCATGGTGACGTCGTATCCTTCGTCGGTCTTCAGCACGATGGAACCGGGTGAGGGATAGGCGGGGTTGGCACTTTGCGGGACTCCCTCATCCCCACGGTTCACGTCGTTTTCCACGACAACAAGAAAGGTGCGTGTGCTGGTTGAATCGCCCGCGCCATCACGCCATGTCACCTCTCCCATCAGCGTGATTTCCGAAAGTTCCGATCCGGTGGAGGATCCGACACCGAGAGCAGAATCGAGTTCCACCGTGTTGAAGCTCGGGGAGCATTGGTAAACGGGGCTTTCCGCACCAGTGTCTGGCATCGTCCATGCGTCGGTATGGACGAGATAGCCGACATCGTAACGCCCACGTGGCTTGACCCCGAATTTAATTTCAAGGCTGACAGGGTCGCCAATCGTCACGCTGGTCGATCCGTTACGCAGGAATGCGACTTCCAAGCGGGCGGCGTCACCACGCTTGAATCGCAGAGACGAAACCGGATTGCGGAATCCCGGGCCTTCAATCAGTTGCACCGTTTCAAGATCAACGTAAAGCTTCACGCTGTAGCTGGCCTGTCAACTGATGACCACGGAGGCCTGCCAAAAAACATCATTGTTGGCTATGCCATCGCCCGTCGATCCCGTAATTTCGATGATGTGACCGCATGGCCTATCCTCCAATGGTAGCGAAACGACAAACGGCCCAACGGTAACGGCATCATCCGGGTCATCGCTGGTGTCGGCGCTTTCGTGGAAAAACACCTCTGCGCCATTGTGATAGACGCGGATCCAGTCGTATCCGGCATTGAGCGTTTCGATCTTGCCATTGAGTGTGATCTCGATGTTGGTCGCGCAGCAGATGCCAAATTTCACAGACCCCTCTTTAAGGGTTTCGTCTTGATAGGCGCGGTAAATTTCCCACTGGTTTGGAGCCAACTCCGTCGCCGCACCTGTCAGGATGGCAACCGTGCGGCGTATGGCAGGCTGGCAGCAGAAAGGATCGCCGTCGATTGTGATTGGCGTGATGAGATGAGCCATGGTTAGTCGAGTGTGATAAACTTCACTGTGCGAGGTGTGCCGTATTCGCAAATCATGAATTCCCGGACGAATAACTTCTTCTCTCCCTCCGTAATCATGAGTCCGTCTTTCCATTGCAAAAAGGGTTCACTGGAGCTGGAGTCTCCTTCGATCGCGAGAGTGCCATCCTTGTCGTTGCCTTGCACACGAATGACGTCGGCTTCCTCGATGACATCGATCTGATGCTGTGATGCTCGACGATCGATTCTGCGGAATTTGTAGACGTTTTCCTCCTCGTTGTGCTCTTTGAACACCCGCGATCCATCACCCAAATTCTCGCCTGTCCATAGCTGAGCCCAGTGCTCGATGTCGCTTTGTTGATAGACTACGACCGCAGGTGAGCCACCGTCGTCGATGAGCTTGAAGAGCTTGACGAAGTAATTGCCGTCACTCCCTGATCCTTCCGGGTCTTCGGGGTAGTAGTGGTTGCCATCTTGATCTTCCGGGGAGGAAAAAACCTCCGGCTCGTAGGAGATTTCTCCCATCGAATCGGTGGCAAATCGGCACCAAAGCGTGTCCCCGATGGCCATGCCAATCTGTGGACGAGGGATCGTGTCGAGTGTCTTGTCGCCGGCCTTCGGGATGTGAAATTTGACTGCTGGCTTCGTGCCGCTCTTGGGTTTTCGCTCAATCACCCAGCCCTCCTTGATGGTCACCAGATAATTGCTCTCCGCCTTTTCGATGCCGATCACGGAGAACGGTGGGAGCCCTGCGTGAGGAGTCGATGTGGGCGATGGGCGCGAATAGGCAAATCCTCCCGATGAGGCGATCAATTCCAGACCCATTCCTGAGCGAGGTGTGCGCGCTGCGATCGCTTCCAACAGAAGATTCCAGTCGGCAGCGAGAATCGGGTCACCCGGTTTTTTCCTTTGTGGCAAGCGCATGACAATCAGTCGGTGTAAATTTCGGCATCCCAACCACCACGGTCACTTGCGAGCCACTCCATTTCGATGCGAAACGATTTGCCATCTTGCGTCTGAGTCGCGCCGTTGAGAAGCCAGTTGCGCCCAGCAGCCAGAGGTGGCACAGGGCCGAGAGGATCGTCGATCTTGCCTATATTGTTGAGCTCCGCGGCCTTGACCTCCTTGTTTCTCACCCAGCTTTCCTTCCAAATTACACGCGGGCTGTAGTAACTGGTCTGGCCTCGCTCGAACTTTTTCAGAGCCTCCTTGCCTCGCTGACTTTCGACCTTGTCTCGTAGCTTGTTTCCTTGGTCGTCCTTGTCCTTGCCAGACTGGATCAACTGGAGCGCCTCCAGCTCCTTGGCAGCAAGATCCTTGTAGCGTTTGTGACTAAGCAATGGTTCTTCGGAGAGCGAGAGTCCCATGGTGTAGACGGCATTCTCTTTTTCATCCTCCTTGGGCTCAGCACCCGCATAGTGGCAGGTGATTTCTGCAAGGTCGCCCTCGGTGAAGTTCACGGTTGATTGAGCGACGGAGATGAATCCGATTTCTGGGTGAATGGTGTTGGGACGTGGCATCAGTTGCACGGCAGAATTCCGATGGCACAGGAAAACTTGCGTGGCTGTCCACTTGCCCTCTTTATCGACCTGAACGCTGTAGCCTGGTTGCGGATAGAGGCGTCCGGGTTGAATGGAAACGTGTGTCGGCATATACGCCGGTGCACGGCGTCAACCAAAGGCAGTCACGGACGCAGCACTACCCGGCTTGATACGCTCGCTCATGGCGCGAAGAATTCGGTTGGTCTCGCTGGTCAGTCGGTTGTTCTCGCGCTGAGCATCGAGCGTTCCAGACGAATAGCCACCACCACCGACCTTGCCGAGCGAGGTGACGATGGGATCCATTGTCGTGGTGCTTGCTTGGGCCAGCGGATTGGTGACGTTGGGTTTTTTTGGAGTGGTGGCACGGGCGACTTGCTTGATTTCCTCGGGCTTGGGCAGAGCATCGCGGATGGTTCCCAGCACCTCATTCATGCGCTCACGCATGGCGCTGGTGTCGATCACCTCAGCCGTGTTGCGGAAGGTTTCACCAAAGCGTCCGGCGATGTTTTCTCCCGCTTCCTTGAGCCGCTCTGCCACCTTGGCCGCGAGTGGTCCGAGCTGGTCACCAGCATCGCTGTAGCGGGCAGCGGCTTCGGCATCGAGGATGTCGGCAGATTCCCTGAGAGCTCCTTGGGCGGAGTTGATCGATTCTCCTTTGCCGAAAAGTTCCGCGAGAGGGCGGGCGATTTCAAGGGCTTCGGCAAGTCCTTTTTGGAGAAATCCAACGGCACTGAGAAAGATGCCAATGAGGGCATTGCCCATGCCTTTCCAGAAGTTGGCGGTGGTGAGCACCTGGAAGTAGGTGATGGCCGTCTTGAAGATCTCGACGATGTATTGGCCAGCAGCGGCGATGGTGGCACGCAGGGTGGCCCAGAGAAAGTTCACGCCTTGGGCAAATCCGAGTTGCAGTCCCGAGCCGACGAGGTTGAGGAATTGCCCGCTCTTGAAGATCGCGATCACATACTGGACGGCATCGCGGATTTTGGTTCCTGCCTGCGCGGCTAAGGGGGCGAGTTTTTGTGCAAGTGCGATGGACTGTTCCACCAGGGGGCGGATGGCATCGTTGATGGGTGTGCCGAGAGTGAGGAACACCTCGTTGATGGTGTCCTTGAGCGTGGAGAACAAGCCGTTGGTCGTCTTGCTCTGCGCTTCCATCATGCCGGTGAACTTGCCGCCCTGCGAGGTCATGTCGATGAAGGCCCGCTCGATGTTAGGGAAGCCAACTTTTCCGGACTCGACGAGTTTCTTCACCTCGGAATCCGACACGCCGAATTGCTTCGCAAGCTCCCCGATGATGGGAATCCCTCGCCCCGTGAGCTGGTTGATGTCCTCGGCGAACAGTCGTCCCTGCACACGTGCCTTGCCGTAAAGTTCCGCGATCTCGTTGACTGGTGCCTGCACGCCTGCCGATACGTCACCGATCCGGGCGAGAGTCGCAGCCACCGTGTCGGAACCTTCACCAAAGGCGATCAGCTTACGACCGGCATCGGCGAGTTCAGGAAACTCGAATGGGGTCTTGGCTCCAAGTTCACGGAGTTGCGCGAGGGTTTGTTCGGCTTTGGCGGCGTCACCGATCAGGGTTGTGAAGGCGACTTTGGTTTGCTCGAAGTCAGCAGCGGAAGTGACTGCTTTCATGCCAGCGGCCAATGCCACGCCGCCACCAGCGAGTGCCGCACCGAGGCCGACTTTCAATCCCGCAGCGGTGAGGCTCGCCATTTTCTTTGCAGAAGCAGCGACCATGGCCGTGGCTCCTGCCAACGATCGACGCAAGGCAGTAATGTCGGCTCCAAGGGTGACGGTGAGTGCGCTCATGCGCTGGGGGTGGAGTCAACCCTCGCTACGGCACTGAAGCCTTCCGTCTCCGGTTCGTCCCTCACCTCCGTCTCCAGTCTTCATGCCTCCGCTTCTTGTCTTGTTACTCGGATGGAACTAGGGCGGGGCGGAAGCCCAGGTAGTAGTACCGGTAGTCCGGGGGGCGACCGCCCCGGTTGGCCGCGCGGCAGCCGG